GTAAAAAGGAGTGAGTTGTAATGGAAAGTGTACGGAGACAAGAAAATTGAGAATTACGGGATACGGCGGGACGGCCCGGGAAAAAATGAGAAAACCCATTGTTTATGCGGGATTGAACGATTTATAAGTGGGATAAAATGATTTGATTATTAAATATTTTGAGATAGAGGCGTCGAATTGATCGGCGTCTTTTTATTTTGCTAGAAAAGATAGAAGTCAAGCAATGCAGCTAATCAACGCGAGACCCGCGAAACCGCATGACATCAACGATGTATAAAACATAAGAGTCGAGAGAAACGTCTCGGAAGTCACAGCAGCAGACCAATGAAGACGGTCTCACGACCCTTAAATTGAGTATACCAAAAACAGCCGCATTTGTCGAGTAGCGTAACCGTGCGAACGTGGCGTTACAGCGTGCAATTTTTTATGTCATAAAAAGCATAAAAGCAAGTGTTTTAAATAGATCACAGCAAAACAAGCCGTTACGCGCCCCGTTAGAAAATACGCGCACCAGCAAATCAAACGATGGAAAAATATAAAAAAGCAATCGGACATTTTTGAAAAAAGCAGTCCGTTTTGTCCGATTGACCAATTCATGCGGGTTTTAGGCAATATTAAGCCGTGAAAAATGTATGTAAGCAATCGGACAAAAATATGATTAACTTTTTAATCATTACCGTAAAAAAAATTAAGCAATTCCATGAGAAGATTTATCATCGCTTTCGGTGTTGTTCTTTCGCCTCTCTATCACGTCGGGATACATTGAATAAGATGAGACCTTTCCCCCTGTCTTCAACTCATATTTTAGCTTTACCAATTCAAAGACTGTCTGCATATCCCCCTCATCAATTAAACGCAACATAGCTATTAAATCAGCTTCTGATTCTGAGAGAGGGACACCGTCACATTGTAATGTCGATCGAGCTATATCACCCGTATTTCCGACCGAAATCCCAAGCAGATAGTCAGCCGACACCCCGAAAAAACGGGCAAGCTCGGCGAGAGCGTTATAACCAGGCTTAGTCTTCCCTGTCTCCCAATCACTCACATTGCCCGCAGAAACACCAACCTCCTTTGCTAAACGCCCTTGAGATATGCCTTTCTTGTTTCTTAGTTCTTTTAAAATATCGACAAACAAAAAAATCCTCCTCCTTAAAAATACGGGCAATTCACCCGGAAAACCGTTGACATCGCCCGTAAATCCGGGTATACTAATTTTAGATTAAAAACTAAATCAAAACAAGCATAACACAACAGTCAGGAAAATGGAAATAAAAAGGAGGCGATTTACGTGAAGCATGGCAAGAAACCGACCCTTAAGCAAAAGATCAGGCTCGGACAAGCAGGCCTAGCCCCGGAGAACTGGCTAATCATCCGCCAGAAGCCAGACGGAGAACTCATTGCCCTACATAAGAAAACTGACCGCGTAAAGGTCATCCCCGTAAAGCTCGTATAAGCGAGTAAGGAAGGAGCAGCAGAAATGAGAAAAATTAAGAAAATCAATGGATATCTCGTTGTCAAGTTTAACGACCGCGAGATCAAAGAATGGAAAGGCACAGGACTTGGAAACTATGGTGTTATTGATGCAGAAGACTACACCGGGAACCTCGGCCTTGACCGCCATATCATGGAGTTTGACAATGCTGAAACTCTTACAGAAGCCATCGATCAAGCTCGCGGGCTTAACTCTGAGTTTGATATGGACGAACAGTTGTCAATTTATAGCATCATCAAACAGACAGACAACGATATTGAGGAGAAGCCGATCGATCCCGTGAAGATGGTCTCCGAATGGGAGAAGGCCCTTATTTATCAAATTGGAAGTGATCGATACCCAACAGTAACCCCCGCCACAGCACGTCATCAACTTTACGGATTTATGGTAGCGTTTAGGGAACTTGGTATTCTCGACCCTGATGCTTGTTATCTTGATCTGAACTATTTTGAGGACGTCAGACCCAGACCAGACCGATTCATGAATTTGCCGGAAGAATATAAGCGTAGGGGCTACAACCCAAGAATTTATCAACTCGGCAATGATCTTTCAAAGGATTGTCCTCAAAACGATTGTCAAATCTACCTTAACATATTTAACATGAGCCGCCAAATGGATGAACAGATTAACCTCCTTGACGGATGGCCTCGTCAGGTTATGGTGGCAGAGCTCCGAAAACTTTACATGGAGCTTGATCGAATGTTTATGACGAATTACGCAATCCGCCAGTATCGGCGAGAAATGGAGACAGGCATAAAAAGAGAGCCGCCTGAGATTCAGACGGCACCACAGGAGGATCAAGCCGAGGAGTATCGCCAGGAATTCAGAGAATTCCTACGATATGAGAATAAGCTTACTGACTCTCTCGCCGCTGTTCACGGATGGCCTCCTCTCTCTCCTCAACGGCAACGCGACAGCGATCGTTAAGAAACTTTGCAAACTCAACCTTATTGAGCAACCCTTTTCTCTCAAGGTATTCAATAAGGGCTTGTAGAACAGGGTCATCCATAAAACGCTTATAGAGCACATCGTCAGCGTATGGGTTCCCTGTATCAATCCAGTTTGACAAGTCATTCACCCCCTTTCCTGAATGATTCGTGACAGCTTCATTATATAGCATTGGGGGATGAAGAAACCAGATGTAATAGTACTTAGAAATAGTTCCATAAGAAAGGAGGAGCGCGATGAAAGGCAGGAACAAGAAACTCACCCCATTTGGAAAATACGTGATCAAGGCTCTGACCGATAAAGACATGAGTAAGACGGAGCTCGCCGCGGTGGTTGGAACCTCTCCACAATATCTGAGCTACATTCTTTACGGAACCCGCTCGGGCGAGAAATACCTCTCGGCGATCGTCGTAGCTCTTGAGCTTGACCCAACGAAAGTAGAACGACTCAAAGCAGCATAACAGAAGGGAGGGACAGAAGTGCCGGAGCTATACGTAACACTTGAGGAGGCGGCAGCGTTTGAAGGGATAACCTACGATACTATGCAAAAGCGAATCAAACGCAGCCCCATGGCTTTCAAAACTAAATCACAACCCCGCGATTGTGGAGGGAAAGAACATATCATGGTCTCCGTCGCCTCTCTGTCTGCAAAGGCCAAGAAGGCGCACAAGGCCGCTCAGAAAATAGACGGGAGGGATGTCATCATCGAACAGAAAACAGTGTCGTCGATACCTTGGTATATGGAGATTGACCTGAATCACTTCATCGAGACGCACAAGAAACAATACTATGAAGCGGTTGAACTCGCAAAGCGTGTGCAGGAATATATCGACTACTCAGGCCCAGACCGCACCGCCTTTGCTGACCGCTTTGCATTAAGCCTTGCAGTGAGCACACCAACCCTTTACAGATACGTCACAAGCGTTCTTGAAGCTAATGCCTGGGCGCTTCGTCTGGAAAAGGGAGATGGAAAGAACCGGGAGTATTTTCGAGCTCTCTCACTCTGCCGGAAGCCGAAGGAAGTCGGAAGCTTTCCAAGCCTTACCAACGAACAGAAAGCAGTGATCGAAAATATCTGGTTCGATAAGCACTTTGCCGCAAACCTCGGAACAATCGAAATGCTCTATGAAAAGTTTGAGGAAATCGCTGAGGTCCGAAGCTGGGAGGGATACCCCTCTATCAAGACGGTCGCCAGGTACATAAAACATCTCATGGATCAACCCGGAGCCGAAAGCGCCCGTTATCTCGCTGCCAACGGCTCACGAGACTGGAAGAATAAGAAAATGCTCAAGGCGAAACGTGACGCCACTACCCTTGAAGTTATGGAGTACGTCATCGGAGACGAGCACACCTTCGATTTCTGGGTGCAAGTCACCTTGCCGAATGGAAAGATCAAGGCAGTTCGCCCGCACCTTGCCGCCTGGCTTGACATGAAAAGCCGGACGATCCTCGGAGACGTGGCTTGTATCAATGCTAACAACCAGACCCTCAAAGAGAGTTTGGTTAAAATGATCTACAGCGAAAATGAACCAGGCGGCGTACCGAAGATACTCCATATCGACAACGGCAAGGACTACACCGCGAAGACCTTGACTGGGCAAAGCCGAACACAGCGTAACATTGATTTTCAGTTTGACTCTGAGACGATAGGCTTTTACCAGAGCATCGGAATCCAGGAAGTCGGGAGATCGCTCCCCTATCAACCATGGGATAAGCCGATCGAGAGACTCTTCAAAACGGTATGCGACAAGTTCTCTCGCTGGTTCGAAAGCTATACGGGCACGCTCACAGGCTCCAAGACCTACGCCAAGAGACAGAAAGACATCGACAAAATGCTTGAGCGTGGCGAACTGCTCACGATGGGCGAGTTCTTTGAGCTCTGGACGAAGTGGAAGAATGAGAAGTACCACACTCGTGAACATCGCGGCCTTAAAGACGCCGGGGAAAAATGGATCACGCCGATTGATATGTTTGAGAACGGCCCTCGTTACGAGAAAGCCGCTCCACCCCGCGAGTATGCGGCGATGCTGCTCATGAAGGCTGACACCGCCCTCGTCCGTAATCAGGGTATCCAGAAGTTCGGAACCCTCTACACAGACTACGAGCTGTGCCACTATATCGGCAAGAAGGTCGGTATCAAGTGGGATATCGACGATGTGACAAAGCTCTACGTTTATGACGAAACAGGCCGGAGGATATGCGAAGCCGTTTCCGCCGAGCTCTTGCAGTTTGGCCCCCACTGTTCGCAGGTCGCACTTGAAAAGCACTTACGCAACCAAAAGCGACAGGAAAAGGAAATGCGCGAAATTTTGGAAAGCATGACCCGCCCATATAAAGCGCGATTCGAGGAAGAAGGTCGCCCCTCCGACGCGATCGGGAAGATCGATCTTACCATCAAAGCCAAAAGAAGCTCGAAAGTTGTTGCACTGCCAAATGATAAGGAGTTCCGGGCAACAGCAGCGGGCAAGCAATCAAAAAAGAAAAATGGAGCTGGGGACGAGTTTCTCGGCAAAAAAGCAGATGATGCGCTCTCTCGCCTGAGAGCCATGAATGAATAGGAGGATTATTATGGAAGTCACAGCAGCAGAAAGAAACGCTAACACCTATACACTGACGAAAGACCTCGTTGAAAAAATCAACGCTCATCTCAGAAACACTGGAAAGAGCATTGCAGAACTCGCCCGCGAAATCGGATATTCACGCACAAGTGTATCCCGGTATCTCAGCGGAAAATATGATAGCGATCCAAGCGGCATTGAGAAACTGCTTGCAGATTACCTTTCGAGACAGGGCGAAGTGATTGCCCTCGCTCCTGCTCCGAAGGCACCAACAAAGAGCCGCCCCCGCTTCTACGATTCACGGGATGCAAAGGCAATACTCGGCGTCTGCCAGAGCTGCCAGGAGTACATAGGCCTTGGGATCGTGGTCGGTCGCTCCGGTTATGGAAAGACCCACACACTCAAAGAATACGCCAAGCTCCCCCGCGTCGCTTATATCGAGTGCGACGACACAATGGGCTGCCGCGATCTTGTGGAAGCGATCGAAAGGTCTCTCGGTATCCCCTCCGGCTATGGAAGTATCTGGCGTAGAGTCAACGGAATTCGTGATTTTTGCAACACCAACAAGGGATATCTCATTGTCATTGACGAGGCCGACAAGCTTGTCAGTAAGTTTACACAGAAGAAAATGGAGATACTCCGGGCAATCTTCGATCAGTCCGATGTTGGTATCGTAATCGCCGGAGAACCAAAGCTCGAAGCGCAGATCAAGAGCTATCTCGGACGAATGGCTAATCGGGTTGACTTTTATGCCTCGCTTCGCGGACTGACTTCGGCAGAAGTTGATAGTTACCTCTCCGGCTATGACATTGATCAGGATGCACTTGCAGAACTCAAGACTCGCGCTTGCGATATGCAGTCCGGCTGCTTCCGACTCCTTGATCGGACTTTGCAGAACGTGTTTAGAATCCTTTCTGAGACTGGCAACGACCGGATCAGCCTCAAAGTCATAGAGCAAGCATCCAGCATGATGATGCTCTAAAGACAAAATATTTGAGAAATGGAGGGCACGGACAATGACAAAAATGATGAGACAACGGCTTGCGGGGTTCGCCCTGGTTGTAATCTGCGTCCTGTGTGTGGCTCTGGCAAGCCAAGGAACCACGACGGAGGAGCGGGACGTCACTTCCGTTGTCCTGCTCCTCCCTCTAGGCATCTATGCCATGACAACGAAGAAATACATAATGACTGACTTTGATGCCAGAAACGCAGAGGATCAGGAGCATAGGCAGGATATCTGCCCCGTAAAAATCGGCGAAAGCGAAACGACAGAATTACACTGATCTGTCAAGCAAGTTGGAGTTGTGCGCAAAAGGAGATTGAAATGAAAAGTAAGTGGAAAGTAACTTCAAACCCCGTTGGGGGTGAAATTCTGTACGGCGTATATCGGATTAAGGACACAAGTCAAGTCGATCATTCCGGTAACCGTGAATATGCTGGTGGGTATGTTGAAAGCAGAGAAGTAGCTCAAACGACGGCAGATAAGCTTAATTCAGCGGAACCGGAAGAAATGAAACTTTTAGAAGAGCATGAATGTGACAGTATGAAGAATCAGAACACGGTCTTTGTTAATAAACGCTGGCAAAACGGAAAAGCACGGTGGTTTTACGAAGTAGATACTGGCAGTAGAATCATAGCTAATGAAATTAAATATTGTCCGTATTGCAGAGAAGAGCTGCCGAAATAGTTTTGTTCATGAGAGAGGTCAACATGATAAAGCAAAACCCCTGTAAGGATTGTTTAGAACGGTATCCGGCTTGTCAAAGCCACTGTGAAATTGGAATCGCTCAAGACCTTGCAAACAAACAAAGGCGGGAGTTGATCCAGAAAGAAAGAAACAAGGTATCGATCTTTAACGAATTCAAGATTGAGCAAATTTTAAAGTCAAAGCGCGCTTGTAGAGTATAGAAAGGAGCCTAACATGGCAAGAAAAAGCATTATTGAAGTCCCAGCAATTAAGACCTGGGAAGAAGCGGACGCAGCACTCCGTGAGATTGCGGAGAATCAGATCGCAATGCAGGACATCGAAAGCGAGATGCAGCGGCAGATTATCGGAGCGAAGAAAATCGCCGAGCAGAGCAGCAAGCCCCATGCCGACCGTATATCGAAACTTGAACGTGACCTCAAAGACTTTGTTGAAGATCACAGGGACGAGTTGGGAAAAGCTAAAACGAAAGCGCTTAATTTTGGAGAAGTTGGATATCGCCTTTCAACCTCTATATCCATACCGAAGGCAAAAGAAAAGGTCGCGGACATTATACGGAAGCTCAAAGCGCGTGGAATGACTGACTGCATTGTCGTCAAGGAGGAAATCAGCAAGGAGAGCCTTAAAAAGTATGGTGAAGATACGGTCAATGCAGTCGGAGCCACTTGGAAGCAGAAGGACGCCTTCGGATATGACATTTATGTTGAGAAGCTCGAACGGATGAAATCCGGCACATTGTAGGAAGGAGGCACAGGATGGGAACAGCAGCAAGCAGAGGTGGGCGCAAGCCCGCCTCCATTCGTACCCTGTGGGCGATTGCAAAGTCGCAGGAACTAGGGCTCTCTGATGATGACCTTCATGCCCTGGTTTACGGGCAGACGGGCAAGGAAAGCATGAAAAAGCTTACCCAGGGCGAAATTAATCAGATCGCGCGTGTCCTCCAAAACATGAAGGACGGCACCCCGGTCACGCAGAACAAACGTACTGACGAGGGAGGCGATCCGCGTACCGAGAGCCAGCGCCGCAAAATCTATGCTCTTTGCGAAGAGCTTGGATGGAACGACGACGTTCGCAGGATCAACGGCTTTGCTAAAAAGATGTGCGGCGTAGAGCGTATTGAATGGCTGACGATGGCACAATGCTATAAGATCATTGAGGCTCTTAAAAAGATGGTGGATCGCCAGAAGGGAGCAAATTCTCATGAATAGCAAAACAAAGAAGGATTCAATCGCTGCAAACATTCTGATTGTAGAGATATCATTGGCACAGAAGTTTCTTGGTATCGAGCCGCTCACGCAGGAACAAAAAGAGCTGCTTATAGAAAAAGACCCGATGGAACTTATTTATGACGCACAGCTTATCTCTTCCGCTGTAATGCTTCGCCAGCAGAGGGAAGCAGCCGAGAGCACACGTCAAATCATCGCAGTGCAGGAGCTAAAAAATGCCCCAACCAAAGGGGTAAAAAGTTAGGAGGTAACAATCATGGCAATACTAACGCCGGATAAAGTCAGGATCGAACACGGCCTGACGATCAACGAAAAAATTATACCTTGGGGAGCCACTTGGCCCAAAGACTCAGGCAGCTACAAAAAGGGCAGCAAGTACAAAGCCGACAAGTTGCTGTCTGACGGAACAGGCAAAGTCAAAGGCGTCACGGTACATAATACTAACGATCTGGTTAACGTCCATGAGGACGCCGAACAGTACACTCGGGCGACGTGGCCCAATGCCAACATGAGCAACGCTAGAGTCCATTATTACGTTGATGATGTCAACGCATGGCAGAACCTTCGCGAGGATGAAATCGGCTGGCACGCAGCGGACGGAAGCGGCCCAGGAAACTCCACTAACCTTGCGGTCGAAATCATCATGAATGGTTCGGGAAGTGCGGAGGATCAAGGCGCAGAAGAAAATGGAGCCTTGCTTGCAGCAATCCTGCTGCACCGCCACGGACTAACCATCAACGAGCTATACACACATAACCACTGGATGGGGTTACCTGACTCGATCAAGAGCGGCGCTCAAAAGAACTGCCCTGTGTATCTTCTCCCCCGCTGGGCTGAGTTTAAGGCAAAGGTCGCTGCAAAGCTGAAAGAGATTGAAGCGGAAAGCGCAGCAAAGACAAACTCAGACGCCCCCCTCTGGCAGCAGGAAGGCCTTGCAGCTCTTGTTGAAGCCGGAGTCGTAGGAGACGCGAAGTATTGGGAAAGTCGCTACAGTAGGTCTGCCACGGTCGGAGAGCTCGTTGGCCTCCTGGGCAAATTGGTTAAGACAACCGAAAGGTAAAAAGGAGGCGCGGACATGAACGAGCTGTCAAAGGACTTGAAACCGGAGATGCTTCCCGAAGGCCTTTATAGGGATATCGCCGAGGCGATCGGGCCGGAGAACTTTGTCAAACTTGCTGAGGTTGTCGGAGGAGCTACTGTCTACATACCGAAAGCCGAGAGCCTTGTCCGGCCTGTCCGTGATGCTCGCATCAGGAAAGAGTTTAACGGGTATAATCACCTTGAACTTGCGAAAAGATACGAAGTTACCGAGAGATGGGTTAGGCAAATATGCGGCGAGGGAAACCTCGAAGGACAAGTCTCACTCCTTGACCTTATTCCAGGGGCTTAACTACTGGAAATATGCGGAAAATCTCAGAAGTACTACAAATATTAACTTCATAAGAAATGCTTTAAATTAAGACTATGAGCTATGCTCATAGTCTTAATTTTTTGCCCAAAAGGAGGATGTGAAACCATGGAAACAATTCAAACCGTTGCGACTGACGTACTGACGAATGTCGCTCTCGGAGTCATCGCTCTGCTTAGTGCTTATGCGATGTCGTTCGTCAAAACCGCAATCGCGAAGGCTAAAACACAGACCGCGCAGATCAAGGACGAAGAAGCCAGAAAGCTTTTTACCAATGCCCTTGAAAATGTGAATGAACTTGTGGGTGTTACAGTCGGAGCAATTGAGCAGACAACAGCCTCGACGCTCCGGATTGCTGTCAAAGCGGGAACCTCTGATCGCACCGAACTCGTGAATCTCGGAAAGCAAGCTTTTAATGAGGTAAAGGCAGCAATTACGCCAGAGGCACAGAGAATCATTACCGACAATCTCGGCAACTTTGATCTTTACCTTGAAAAGCTCATTGAAAACGCCGTGCGCAAGGTCAAGCAGGAAGAACCATATATCACCCTACCCGGTGAGCTGCTGACCACTAACGAATAGAGGGGGCACGCATGGAAATCGGAATTCCGCAGATTGTCGGGATAATCGGCGCGGTTGCATCAATCCTTTGCACAATCATCATTTCGGTCATAGCGTTTTTTATCAAGAAAATGTTCACTGACCTAAACTCAGCCGATCAGCGCAACGCAGAACAAATTGAAAAGATCGCAACGCAGATTGCAGAACAGATCGGAAAGCTTGATCAAAAGAATGTCTCGCAGCTCGAAAAGATTACAAAACAGATTTCAGAGCAGATTGTCAAAGTTGATGAAAAAAACGCCTTGCAGATTGCAAAGGTTGAAGAAAAGCTCAACGATTTAAAAGCCGATTTACCGCTGATCTACGTCACGCGAGAAGATTATATCAGGATTATGAACCGGGTCGAGGACAAACTTGACCAGCTACTTTACAGCAAAGGCAGCAAGGGGAAGGAGGAATAACCTTGAGCATCATTATGGACGAAATGCAGGAGCAGGAAGTCAGCAAAAACAAGGCCGTGCGGGGCTATATCATCCGGGCTCTGGCAAAAGGCAATCAAAACGCCCTACTCATCCGGCAAGTAGCAAATGCCCTTGTGGGCGATGGAATCATTTACTCACCGGATATCTCGAAGTATCTCGAGTATTTGAACGAAGGCGGATACATTGCTTTTACAGGCAAACAAGCAAACGCTTATCAGGCCTACAGAACCGATTCCGTCATTAAGCTAACAAAGAAAGGCGTCGATCTGGTCGAAGGTACAATCGACGATCCCGGCGTCGATGTCTAAAAAGGAGCGACGCAGAACGCGGGTGAGCTCAACAATCGATAAGCTCCCGGATGATATTAAGGGGCAGCTCGACCTTAAGCTCTCCGATACTGCTAACACCTATGAGGAATTGGCTGCATGGCTGAAAGAGTCGGGTTTTGAAATCAGCAAGTCGGCTATCGGTCGTTATGCCATACGGTCTAGTAAGGCAGCGCAGCGCGTCGCAGAAACATTGCAGCGTACCCAGGCAATCGCCCAGGCCGTTGAAGCCCACCCTGATCTTGACTACACCAAGGCCGCAAGCATGGTGCTCATGGACGGCCTGATGCAGCGGGTCAGCACCGCAGAGGATGACTTCGCAGAAATGCCCCTGGACAAAGCGGGACGTCTGATTGCATCCCTCTCACGAAACGCCACCTACGAAAAGCGGGTCAGGCAGGAGATGAAGAAAAAGGCAGAGCTTGCCTTTGAACAGATGGAGGCCGAGCTCATGGCGGCAATCAAGCAGCACCCTGAACTTGCGGGCGAGCTTCGTAATGTGCTCGCCAGAGCAAGAGAGAAGGTGATCACCGATGGCGAAGATTGATCTGAAAGAATTTATTGATACCCTCGACGAACAGGGAGACCGTGAAGCAATAGCCAATCGGGAATACCAAAAGGAACTTTTTGAAAAGTATGTCGTCAGGGGCGACAATTTTACAGAGCTCCGGGCGGAGCTCCTCCGGGAGTACCGGGATGGTGCAGAACTGACCGGAACGAAGGGACTGCGCCGGAAGCTCGGGGCAATCGACCTGGAATACTTCGGGCGTGCCTACCTCCCCCACTACTTTGTCAGGGAGTCGCCGCAGTTCCATGCAGAGCTTGACCGCATATGGCGCGAGGGTGTCATGAAGGGGCTCAATCCGCACACTGGTGCAAAAGAAATCAGCAGAACGGACGGTTGCCGCCGGGCAATCGAGGCCCCTCGTGGTCATGCCAAGAGTACCACCTTTACATTCAAGGACAGCATTCACAGCGCGGTCTATGGCTACAAGCATTATGAAATCATCCTATCCGACAGCTCGGATCAGGCCGAGGGTTTCCTCGCCGATATCAAAACAGAGTTCGAGGAAAACGCCGCGATCAGAGATGACTTTGGAGAACTTGAGGGGAAGGTCTGGAAAGCCCAGGTCATCCTGCTAAGCAACGGCACCAAGATCGAAGCCCTGGGCGCTGGTAAAAAGATCAGAGGACGGCGGCACAAACAATGGAGGCCCGACCTGATCCTATGCGATGACCTCGAAAATGACGAGAACGTCAATACCTCCGATCAGAGGAAAAAGCTCCGCAACTGGTTTTACAAGGCAGTATCGAAGGCGGGCGACACTTACACTGACATTGTGTATATCGGGACGCTCCTCCACTTCGACGCACTGCTCGCCAACGTTGCGAATAACCCGAGCTATAAAACGGTCAAGTACCAGGGCGTTATCAGCTTCGCTGCTAATACGGAGCTATGGGACGCATGGGAAACGATCTACACTGATCTAACCAATGACGATCGGCAGGAAGAAGCGAAGGAGTTCTTTGATCAAAACCGCGAGGCAATGCTCGAAGGCACTCAGGTTTTGTGGGAGCAGAAGCTCAGCTATTATGACTTGATGGTTATCAGGGTATCCGAGGGCGAGGCTTCCTTCAACTCGGAGATTCAGAACGAACCGATTGATCCAGAGAGCTGCACCTTCCAGGAGGAATGGTTTGACTTCTACGATGACGGAAAAGAGCCACCGGACTTCTCAGAGTCGCGCTTTGTATTCATCGGTTCGAATGACCCGTCACTCGGGAAAAACAAAAAGTCAGACACCTCATTTCTTGGTGCATTGGCAAAAGACTTGGTCACTGGTTATATGTATGTCGTTATCGCCGACATTGAGAAACGCAAGCCCGACAAGATCATAAACGATGCAATTGAAAACAGCCGCAGACTCAAGCGTGAATACAAGAAACCCTATTACAAGTTCGGCGTCGAGTCGGTGCAGTTCCAGGCATATTTCGCAGAAGTTATGGCCCAGAAGTCTGCCGAAGAGGGAGAATACCTCCCCATCGTGGAGATCAATAGTGTCCAGAACAAGGACGCCCGGATACAGAGCTTGCAGCCTTTTGTAAAAAATGGATATCTCAAGTTCAGTAAAAAGCATAAGACCTTACTCAAGCAGATGTTCGAGTACCCGATGGGAAAGAATGATGACGGCCCGGATGGTTTAGAGATGATGGTTAAACTGGCCCGAGATATCAAGATCGGGAATAAGGTCGATTATAGATCAGTCGCAGCCCGTGCCCTTGGATTTGGGCGCGGAGCATATTAAGGAGGTAGAGCGTTTGGCTTGGAATCCATTATCAAGAATTAAAAGCGGAAGCACTCCGCCAAGAAAAAAGCCTGACCTAAACGAGATCGCCGTTGCTCAGGTCACAGACAAATATAGTGAGTACCCATCAAACGGGCTTACCCCTGTAAAACTTGCGGCAATCTTTAGAGAAGCCGACGCGGGCGATGTCCTCCGGCAGATGGAACTGTTTGAGGAGATGGAAGAAAAAGACCCTCACCTTTTCAGCCAGCTCCAAACGCGAAAGAACGCTGTCACAGGCCTGGACTACGAAATCAATCCATTCAGTGACGAGCCTCGTGACAAGGAAATTGCTGAGTTTGTGAGAGAGCAGATCAAAGCCCTGGAGAATTTCGAAGAGATTCAGCTCGATCTTTTGGACTCCATCGGGAAAGGCTTCGCGGTCTCGGAAATCATATGGGGCTATGATGAAGGTCATGTCGTTATCGAAGACATTCGTTCCCGGCATCAGAAGCGGTTTTTCTGGGACGGCATAGACGATTCTTTCAAGGTGCGTACCTTGGAACACCCGGAGGGAACCCTCCTCCCTGAGAACAAATTCATACTCCATCGATACAAAGCACGTAGCGGACACCCCTCGCGGGCCGGAGTGCTCCGAGTTGTAGCCTGGATGTATCTCTTTAAAAATTACGATGTCAAGGATTGGGTCAGTTTCGCGGAAGTCTACGGCTTACCGCTCAGGCTAGGCAAATACCAGCAAGGAGCGAGTGAAGATGACAAACAGGCTCTCATGCAAGCGCTGATCCAGATCGGCGCGGATGCTGCCGGAATCATCCCAGACGGGACGACGATCGAATTCATCACCACGGAGAAAACAAGCTCGACTGATCTTTACGAAAAGCTTGCCCGGTATTGTGATGAACAGATCAGCAAGGCGGTACTCGGTCAGACGCTTACGTCCGACTCTGGCGGGGGCAGCTATGCACAGAGCAAAACGCATAATGAAGTCCGTCACGATTTGACGGTCGCTGACTGCAAAGCCCTTGCTTCCACTCTGAGGCGCTACCTGATTCGTCCCCTGGTGCTCTACAACTTTGGGGAGGATAAACGCATCCCGTCCATAAAATACGATTACGAAGAAGCCGGAGACCTTGAGCAGGATGCTAACATCATAGGCACACTAATCGAGAAGACCGGGCTCAAAGTACCGACGTCGTTCTTGTATAAAAAGTTCAGCATTCCAATTCCCGAGAAGGGAGAAGAAATTGCAACACCTCCCTATAGCGGGAGCATTACCCCCTTAAAGCTTGGAGCCCGGCAGCTCGCCCTCAAATCCGGCGTCGATCCGGCTCACGGTTCCCAGGAGCGCATCGATCGTATAAGCGACGCTGCCACAAGAAAAAGCGCAGGAACCTTCAAAAAGGCGTTCAGCCCTGTTCTCAAAATAATTGAGAAAGCGCAGAGCCTTGAAGAGCTCCGGGACATGATGGAAGATGACGAAGCAGTTGTAGCACTCTTTGAAGAAATGGACATTGCAAGCGTGGAAGAACTTCTGCAAAAGGCCATGTTCTACGCAGACCTTGAAGGGCGGATGCAGCGATGAGTGACATTGACAGTATTCTCACCCGCGAGGACATGACCTTCGAGGAGGCGGCGGATTACTTCAAGGATCGTGTCCCGGTCACTGCCGCTCAGTTTTACAAGATTGCAGACGATTATCGAAGTCTCGCATTTACGGTCAGCGGATACACCAAGGCACAGATACTAAAGAAATTTTACGACGAGCTGCTGGCAGCGATTGAACAAGGCAACAGCATAGGTGAGTTCCGGGCAAACATGAACGACTTTCTTGAGTCTGAGGGCTATGAGGGCTTGTCTGATTTTCAGGCCGACAACATCTTTCGGACGAATATCCAGACGGCCTATAGCGTCGGACATTACGATCAGCTTACACAGCCGGAAATCTTAGAATCACTTCCATACTGGGAGTATGACGCTGTAGACGATTCCCACACCCGCCCGAGTCACCTTGCAATGAACGGTAAGGTGTTCCCGGCAGACTCTCCGGTTTGGGATGTGTGGTATCCTCCGAACGGTTTTCGCTGCCGCTGCACGGTAAGAGCTCTTTCAAAACGCCAAGTTGAACAAAGGAACCTCAAGATAGAGACTGAGATTCCCAGAGCGGCAGAACTCTCCGGTCGATACATAAATATTCTGCCTGATCCGCAGTTTACGACGAATCCGGCAAAGGTACGATTTAACCCAGACCTGGAAGGCTATCCCGAACCACTTGTTAGAGCCTATCAAAAACGGGAGCAGGAAGGAAAAAAAGCCCAAACAAAAAAAGAGCCCTAAATCCGTTTTATGATAGCACTTGGCAATTTCCCCCTGCACCCTGACAAAAAATGCGTAATAACGGCGTTAGCACGCGTGCTAACGGCAAGCAGAACCGATCAAAGGAGTGAATCACCAGAATGAAAGACCATCTTTATATAAACAGTGCCGATGTCGAGGTATCGGGCGCCCCCGAAATCATATCCATTTTACCCCTTGGTCATGTCGTCAGCGCAAAGGGCGAGTTCGATGTCGATGCCGAAAGTTACAAGGCAATGCTGAATCAGATCGCGCAGCGTGGCGTGGACGTGGTTGTTGATTATGAGCACCAGACACTTAAGGGAGTACAGGCCCCCGCTGCCGGATGGGTTAAGGAACTGATTCTAAGAGATAGCTGCATTGCTGCCCGCGTGGAATGGACACCAGCAGCCAAGGCATACCTCGAAAACAAAGAATACCGCTACCTCTCCCCTGTTATCTCTGCCCGAAAGACGGACGGCAAAGCAATTGGCCTCCACTCTCTGGCGCTAACCAATACCCCGGCGATCGAAGGCATGACCCCGATCGTCAACTCTCTCAATTACGATGATCCAAAAGGAGGAACAAACAACATGGACATTATTAAGAAACTCGCGCAGCTCCTTGGCCTTACCGAAGATTCAACCGAGGAACAGGTCTTTGAAGCCCTGGGAAAAGCTCTTGATGAGGCAAAGGCTCTCAAGGATTCAGCAGCAGCTTCCGGAAGCGACGACAAAATTGTTGCAAACAAAGCAGTTTGTGAGCTGCTTGATCTCAAGGCCGGAGCTCCTGCCGACGAAGTTGCCGCAAAGATCATGGCGCTTAAAGGCGGAAACATTGGCGGCGTCAATGTCATTGAGGAACTCAATGCTCTCAAAAAGAAGAATGCGGAGCGCGATGCTGATGCGGCTGTCGTTCTGGCGCTTAAAGCTGGTAAGCTCACCCCCGCACAAAAGGATTGGGCCAAGAGTTACGCCCTTTCCGACCCCAAAGGATTTGCATCCTTTGTAGAGAAAGCTCCCCAGGCAGTACCCTTGGGCGAGATCGATCTTGAAGACACAAAGGCACTCAAGAATGATCAGCAGGACGAATCAACCCTGATCGCGTGTAAGTTGCTGGGCGTCAGCAGCGAAGACCTTGAGAAATATGGAAAGGAGTCCTAAGCGATGTCAGCATTAACTTCCGAAAGAAACACAAGTGAAATTTCAAACGGTGCAAAAACCCTTGTCCTTCCTGTTAAGGGAACAACCACAATCTATCAAGGTTCCATGGTCGTCTTGGATGCGAACGGCTTCGCCAGCCCCGGAAAGAAAGCCACAGACCTGACCGCAGCGGGGCGAGCTGAGGAGACGGTCGAAAACACAGGAGCAGACGGAGCAGTCGGCATCAGGATTACGAGAGGTGTGTTCGTCTTTGACAATACCGCCACCACCGCAAACAAGGTCACTGCTGCTCATGTCCTTAAAAACTGCTACATCGAAGATGACCAGACTGTGACAGCACTCGCGACCGGGGCCTCTGCCGCTGGACGCGTCATCCGAGTCGACGACGACGGCGTTGCCGTAGAGATCGGCATCTAAGCATCATGACTAAGGAGGAACAACAACATGATTATTAATTCATCCAATCTGAGAGGCGTCTATGTTGCATTTAATACCTTATACAACAAGGCATTTGCATCTCAAACCCCGATTTATGAAAAGGTCGCCACCGAAACGCCTTCAACCACTGACGCTGAAACTTATGCCTGGCTTGGTGATATCCCCGGAATGAGGGAGTGGATCGGAGACCGTGAGATCAAGAACTTGAGTGCATCCGACTACACCGTCAAAAACAAGGATTTTGAGCTCACTGTGGGAGTACCCCGCAATGCAATTCAAGACGACAAGATCGGCCTGTATAATCCATCCATCCAGATGCTTGGACAGGAAGCGGCAATGCACCCGGACAAGATCGTTTTCAAACTGCTTGCTTCCGGCTTTTCAGAAAAGTGCTACGATGGAAAGCCATTCTTCGCCACAGATCACCCTGTAAACAAAAAGACTACTGCGTCCAACAAAGGAACGAAAAAGCTGTCTCTTGCTGCCTACATCGAAGCCCGTGCCGCAATCATGTCGCTGACAAACAGCGAAGGAGACCCCCTCGGACTTATCCCTGACACGCTTGTTTATGCTCCAAAAAATGACGCGATTGCTCGCGATATCCTGCTTGCTGATTTCATCAACGGAACAAAGAACACAATGAAGGATACGGCAACGCCTCTCATGGCTCCGCAGCTTGCCGGAAAAGATGACGCTTGGTATTTGCTTTGCACCCAGAGACCGCTAAAACCGCTGATTTGGCAGAAGCGTCAAGCTCCGAAATTCGTCGCCTTGACAAACGATACGGATGAAAATGTTTTCATGCGTAAGACATATTACTACGGCGTAGACTCACGTGGTAACGCTGGGTATGGCTTCTGGCAAATGGCCTTTGGCTCTACAGGCGCGGACGAATAAGATACGTCTCAGCTCGCAATGAAAGGAGGCTGTCAACATGGGCTACTGCACACAAAAGGATGTTCGGGACATGATCAAAGATGACGCTTTGAATGCAATCATCGGAGACACCTTCATTGAAGACCCGGAGGAGCGTGAGGTAAAAGTCGGCCTTCTGATTGATGAAGCTATTGCGGACGCTGACGGAGAGATTGACGGGTATCTCGCGAAGAGGTATCCGACTCCCATCGCCCCCGTCCCCAAGGTCATCAACAAGTTTGCAAAGGACATGGCGGTGTATAACCTTTTCTCTCGCAGAGGAATTGACGAAAACAGTGAAGAAAAGAACTTTCTCACTCGTTACAACGCTGCTATTAAGTTTCTGACCTTCGTTGCGGAGGGAAAGGTTTCTCTCGGAGCTCCTGCTGATAATCCAAAGGCAGCAGCATCGACAGGCTTCAAGGTTGCATCAAGTCCGAGACTATTCAGCCGAGAACAGATGCGAGGAATGTAAACCATGTATAGCATCCGATTAGAAGGCGACACCCGGAGAATGCTAAAAAAGATAAAGAGCTTTTCTGAGATTGACAAAAAGAAAATCAATTCCGTTCTCGGGCAAGTTACCCGCAGATCAACGCTGGATCGCTTTAAGCGAGGCAAAACTCCGGAGGGCAAGCGTTGGCAGACCTCAATCAGGGCCGCAGCCGAAGGCGGGAAAACTTTGATCAAGACGGCGCAGCTCCGCAACTCCATAAGAACCAAGTCGGATGTAACAGGCTTCGCCCTGGGCACCAATGTTAAATATGGAGCAACGCATCAGTACGGCGCGGAGGGTCGCACCATCCGGGCAAGAAGAGCAAAAGCCCTACGGTTCCGTGTCGGGGATCAGTGGGTCAGCAAAAAGGCTGTCAAAATCAATATTCCTGCCCGCCCTTATCTCGGGCTTTCGGATGAAGATATGCAGGAAATCAAGGCGACGGTCGAAGAATTTGTATCACGGGGAGATTAACGATGTTTATAGAATGCAAGCAATACCTCATCGACAAGCTCAAAGAGGCGGGCCTTAAGACCATACCTCACACAAGTGAAAAGACTCTTGAAAAGAGCATGGAGAGCCACATCGGCGCGGTACTGTTTGAGTCAGAGTCTTTTATTCGAAACGGCTCCAAAACCATATATAAAGACCAAGTGGGAGCGCAGAAAAAGAGAAGAAAGGTCTTTGACCGTAAACTCGCGTTTACCGTGATCATCGGAGAATACACCGAGGAAGCAGTCGAGGCAATGTTTGAACGCTTCCTCGGAAGCCTTGAAAACGGCATCGACATCAACGGAAACTTTGTTCCGATCGAGCCAGAGGGCGCGGATTGGGTTGATAAAGATGATTCTATCTTAAAAGCTAAGGTCGCCGTCCAGGTTAAAATCAACTTTGACGGCGGCGTATATAAAGACACGGGCTTTGCAAAGCTCACAGAGCTTGAGGTTGAGTCCGTAGAAAGAAAGGAGCCTACAGATGGCAATTAAAAATCAGTCACCGGACGCTGACGCTAATACAGAGCAGCAGCCGGAAGCAAAGGCCAAGGAGTTCCTCGACGTCGGGGAGCTTTGCAAGAAGCACAAGCTCAGCCGGGCCGTCTTCGCGGGTGTATGCTCCGTGAATGGCTGGAAGCCCGGAAAGGCGGTCACTGAGGAAGAGTTTCTCAAAGCGGTTGAGTGTTTCTCTGGGGCATCCATTGACGGGAAACTTGAGAATACCAAGAAAGAAAGCGAGGTGAAAAAGTAAATGCTCAAAGATGTAATACATAAAGTCACAGACGGACTTCTTGGGTTTGATTCCGCAAAGGGAGACGGCCTCCATGTTAAGATTGGTGCTTCTCCGGTTGTTTCAAATACGCCGATCCTGATCACTGGGGAAATGACCGCAACTAAGATCAAGGAGCGGCTCGGTCTCTCCCCTCTGGCTGATGCAGCGATGGACTCCGTCGAATGGGGAGCAAACCGGATTTATTGTATCCCGGTTCCCGCAAGCAACGAGGGTACAATCGAGGATGTCGCCAAAACAGGAACCGGAACAGGAACCATGACCATTGAGGGTAACCCGACAAACTCCTTTGATATTATCGTGAAGATTACCGCCAAGGGAGCCAAAAACGCCGCTGCATTCATCTCCTCGATCAATGGAGGCTACAGCTATACCGATGAGCTCACGGTTCCCGTTTCGGGGGAATACGAGCTGACCGGGACAGGCATCAAGCTCAAGTTTGCCGATGCAGTCACAGAACCTCAGAACTCATTCCTTGTTGGCGACACATACAACACCAAAACAACCGCCCCCACCATGAGCAACGGCGATGTCCTTGCCGCAATCGACAAGCTCAAGACTTTCTCTGCGGTCTATGAATTTGTTCATATCGTTGGAGAGAGTACCGCCGCTCTTTGGGAGGCTGTGAGCGAGGCACAGTTTGAATTGCAGGATGATTATAAAAAGCCGATGTTCTTCCTGCTGGAAGCATATAAGCCAAACACCGACGAGGAAATGCTTGACTATAGTCTCCGTCTGGAAGACGATCGCAAGAAGATCAGAAACTATAACATCGAGGTTGTCCCGGCCCGCGGGCTGCTGGTCAAAATGGATGGAACACTGCAAGACGTGAATCTTGCTGGCCTTGTTTCCGGCCTTTATGCGAAAGCTTCGGTGCAAGTCTGCATTGGAAAGACACGCGAGGAAGCGGGATTCGGAGTTCCCAAAGAAAAGCTCCTGGAACTGAGACCAACAGGAATTGAGGGCATCATTGAAAACCTCGACCTCATGGGTTATCTCACATTCCGGGAGTATGACGGTCTTGATAGCTTCTACGTCTACCATACGAAAATGATGTGCCCAGACGGAAGTGATTACCGCTATGCCGAGGATATCCGGGTTTTGAATAAGATCATCAGGGAGACCCGCAAGGAGGCCTTGTTGCTCCTTCAGGACGACATCGATCTTGAGGATATCCAGGGCGAACTTGAGACCAGAGCGCGGTTCCTTTTCACGCCACTTCAAAAGATGATCGACAAAAACGAAATCAGCGCTGCCGAGATCACCGTTCCTGAGGGACAGGAAGAATCTTTGCTGGAAACTGAAAAAATGAGAATCAAAATCCGTTATCTTTCCAGGGGCTACATCCGCGAGATCGAAGTTGACCTCGGACGGACACCGCCGAGCAGCTAAAGGAGGAAAAAAGCAATGTCATTGAAAGTAAATGGAAAAGCCTATAGCTGGGGCGATGTTGATGTTAAGATTCCGGGCCTTGTGCTTACCGTCCAGGAAATCAGCTATGACGACGAGCAGGAAATGGAAGAGCAATATGGTAAGGGCAACAAGCCCAGAGGCTACGGCGTCGGAAACTATAAGGCGTCCGGAAAGCTGTCTCTGCTCCGTGATGACTACGACGATCTGCTTGCTTACTGCAAAGCCAAGAAAACGCCCTTTTACAATCTTGATATCCCGTCAATTGTGGTCTCTTACGCCAATGAGGGCGATCGCACCCGCATTGATGAGCTGAAACGAGTCAAGATGGTAAAGCGATCCAACAAAGCTGCTCAGGGCGACAAGAGTCTCACCGTTGATATCGATCTGATGATCGTCGGCGGAATCGTGCAGGATGGCGTTGAGCCGTTATAACGTTATCTCAAAATAAATGATAGATCAGGAGGATGAAATCATGGAAGACAGCAGAAGAATTGAGGCCTTTGAAGGCAAGGAAATCGCAGAACAAAAGCGGCCCGATGAGGACGCGCAGCTCAGAACAAAATACGGAAACGTATACCGTGTTGGAATGACTGTCCCGGTTGACGACACCGAGGAGAAAGAAATCTCATACTGCTTTAAACGCCCATCCGTGCCGAGCTATGACCGATACATCAAAAGTGCTTCTCAGGCTGGGATTACAAAGGCTAGCAAGGTCTTTATGTTGGACGCAGTCGTTGACGAAGACAAGGAGCGCTTGGCGGCTGATATGGAAGAGAACCCCGGAATTGCGATCACCATCGGAGGAAAGCTCACTGAAATTCTCGGACTGACAAACACCGCAAATTTGAAGAAACTCTAAGAGAGAAGGTCACGGAGATAAGGGGGAGTTTGGTCGAAAGTGGCCTCTTGGAAATATACCGTTTCCTCCCTCCCACTCTCTTAGAGAAATTTGACCCTGAGTCAATCGAGGATTTTGATACATTCTTGGGCTTTGTTGCAAAGGCCCGATACATCCAGGGGCTTGAGGAGGATATTCTTGCAAGAGCCATCGCAAAAGTGTTTTCGGATTAAAAAAACCGACCTTGATCAGAAGGTCGGCTCGCTCTTTGAAATCCATGCTTTATATAGTTTTGTTGCATCCTTCGCAGCACGGAAGATGCTTTGCCCCTTTTGGAGCTTATCCTTATGCTTCCCTTTCGTCTGTTGAGCCCCAACCCACAAAGTATAAGGGATGGTGTAAAGGAACGTCGGAACTAAAACCAAGACAGAGATAACTGCTCCGGCACACAGAGCGAAAACGAGAACATGAATCATTGTACTAATTAAAACCATAACGAACCTCCTTCCAATTTTTTCTATAGAGTATCACACAAGGAGGTGAAAAGCAAGCATGAGTCTGGAATCTGTTTTTAAACTATCCCTCATCATGAATATGGTTGACCATCTGACAGGCCCCATGGCGCGGGTTTCTTCCGGGGTCAGCAGCTCTGTATCCAAACTAGACGGGATCAGTCAGACCTTTGGAGATATGACAAAAGCCGGAGCAGCCATGGCGGGTATCGGGGCACAGATCACCGATGCAACATTAAAACCCGTCGAGGCAACTTTTGAAACAAAGCGAGCCCTGGGCGAGCTGGCTTCCATGGGAGTCAAAGACCTAAAGACGCTGGAAAGCGCCGCGAAAGATTTCTCGGGAACCTGGGCGGGAACGACAAAAGCAGAGTTTCTCACCGCTGCCGTTGATATCAAAGGCGGAATTGATTCTCTTAATGAGCAAGGCATTGCCAAATACTCCGAACTATCCGGCGTTACGGCAAAGGCAACAGGCGCAACCATCGCAGAGATGACAAGCCTCTTTGCTACCGGATACGGGATTTACAAGGATTACTATGACGATCTGTCTGATATCCAGTTTGGTGAGATCTTCTCCGCTGGCATTGCGCAAGCGATCCTGACATTCAAAGCCTCGGGTTCAAGTATGGCCCAGTCGATCACCGCCCTTGGCGGTGCAGCGACGACAGCTAACGTTCCCCTGGAAGAGCAGCTCTCCGTTCTCGGTATGCTGCAAGCAACCATGAGTGGTTCGGAGGCAGGGACAAAATACCGTGCATTCCTGCGAACTGCGGCTAAGGCGGGCGAAGACCTCGGGCTATCATTCCTTGATGCAAACAAGCAGCTCCGCTCTATGCCGGAGATACTGAGCACCTTGAAATCCAAATATGGAGAGACGCTTGATGCTGTTGAAAAGCAGCAGATACAAACCGCCTTCGGAAGCGACGAAGCCGTCGCCCTCATTGACCTAATGTACTCCAAGACGGACTCGCTGCAAGATAATATCTTGACGCTCTACGACTCTATGGGTCAGGGTTCCGCAGTTACTCGACAGATGGCGGAAGCAATCAACACGACTGAGCCAGAGCGGTTTGAGCGCTTGCAGCAGCAAATACATAACGTGGCAGAAAGTGTGGGAAATATCCTGCTGCCGACTTACAACCAGTTTATGGATCGCGGCGAGCAAATGATCACGAAGCTTGACTCGTGGGTATCGAAGAATCAGGAATTGACTCGTTTTATTATGCTTACGATTCTTGCGATTGGTGGATTCCTTACCGTAGCGGGCACAACAATCGCAGTGGTTGGAGGTGTGGGGCTTATATTCACGAAAAGTGCTGGACTTGTATTCGGATTTGCTCGTGCATTAAGCGGATTACCTGGCCTACTTGAAACGATATACCTCAAGGCCTTATACGCGGGTGACGGACTCAAGAAAGGTTTCTCCACCATCCGAACGGCGGGAGCAACGGCAGTAACAAGCATCCGAAGAGTCGCAGTCAGCGTGGCAAGCATGGCAAAGACCGCTGCGATCAGCGGGGCCAGTGCACTAAAACGAATGACCATCGGACTTGTGGGAATGGCACGGCAAGCCATTATAACGGCAGTAACAGCACTTCCCGGCTTAATCGCTTCGGTGTGGGCATTCACAGCGGCGCTGCTGGCGAACCCCATCACCTGGATCATTCTCGCAATCATCGCGCTGGTGGCAGCAGTGATTCTGCTTTGGCGCAATTGGGATTCCGTTACCGCATGGCTTAAAACTGCATGGGACGTAGCCGTCGCAGGAATCGGCGCTGGTATTCAGTGGATCATGGACGGCTTTGGTAGTCTTGTCGGCTGGATCACCGGAAAAATTGCTTGGTTTGGAGTGGCCGGAAAAAAGATTGTAGACACGCTTGTTGCCGGAATCAAGTCCGTAGCAAACAACCCGGTTGAAGCGATCAAAGGAATTTTCCAGAAGGTGAGAAACCTTCTCCCCTTCTCGGACGCAAAGGAAGGCCCGCTGTCAACGCTCACTCTCTCAGGCCAGCGGACAATGACGACCTACGCCCAGGGTGTAGCACTCGCACAGGATGCCCCTGGCGATGCAGTCGAAAAAGGGCTTGGCGGAGCCAGATCGGCACTTGAACGCGAGCCTGTCAAAAAGGTCAGGTTTGGCAAAACTGATGATCAGGATGATACGTTCGGAAGCGAGAGCAGCAGCTCTGGCAGCGGCAAGAACGTTATTATCCAAAAGCTCCTCTTACAAGTCGATCTTAAAAAGATAAAAGACTTGCAGCAGCTCCTTAAGCTCCTTGAGGAGATCGAAGATTATACCAATGGCAGTGACTCGGGTTATGACCCGGATGCTGCATTTAACCCCGCATAAGAAGGGAGGGCGGTTTCATGATATACGTCGAAGACCAGACTATCAAGCTCAACGGGATCGTCCTTCCCGGCCTTGTCAAAAGCATTGAGGTCAAGGAGTCGGCCCAGATCGATGAACAGCAAGTTGAGGGCAGCGCCGCAAAGCCAAAACAGGCTACGGGGTATGAGGATGCAAAGATCAACATTGAGCTGATCCTCGACGATACTCCGACGCAAACAAAGTATCAGCGGCTTTCCACCCTCCGGGCCATCTTCCGCAAGCCGGGTCAATCAGTCCCGCAGCCGATTCCGATTGTCTGCGAAGACACGGCGGCGCATGGTGTTGATAAGGTTCTTTTTAAGGGCTTGTCGCACAAGGCAGAAAATAAGGCCGGACAGCTTCCTGTCTCTCTTGAGTTTTGGGAGTATATCCCTCAGACCATCAAGACAACTAAAAAATCGAGTAGTAACTCAAGCAGCAACTCAAGCAGTAGCTCGGTGACATCAGGATATAGCTCGTACTTATCGACAAACCGGGGGAAATCGCCCGCCGTGGACGATGAAGTCCCAACAATGGCAATGTTCCGGCTGGCGCAAATGCCGTTAGGAGGTTAACCGTGCAAGCAGCAGAATTATTCTATCCTCAGATCATGGCTCACGCTGGGCTGTACTCCTTCGATAAAGGGATAAAGATTGAGATCCATTCTTCTCAGGAGTCCCTTTATGATTGGGGGAAGATTTGTTTCACAGAGCAATTTCAGCCAACGCTGGCTCTGAGCCGCAAAGACCCGGCCTCGATCGAACTCGGATACAACAGCGTGTATGACGTGGTCTTTTCGGGATATGTGGCACAGCCATATAACAGCGGCAGTCTGGCAAACGAGATAATCCTTAAAGACGATATGGTGCTCTTGGAAACAACTAAGATCAACGATACATTCAGGGATACCACTCCCCAAGAAATGATCAGCTACTTTCTTGCTCAAGCGGGCATCACTGCGGCGAAGCTCTCATCCCAGGTATACCCAGAGCGTAAGCAAGTCCCTATCCGGCAAATGTCGGCAATCCAAGCGATCAACGCAGTTCATGCCGCATGGGGAATCAAACAGAAGTTTTTCTTCTCAGGAGGCGTCTTCTATTGGGGAGCGAAGCCGGATCAAGATAAGATATACTCCTTTGAGTATGGAGTCAATATTCTAAACCTGATCAGGACTGGCGGCGTGTGGGAACTTGAAACAGTATCAGCACCATTCGTAAAACATTCGCACAAGATCGCCGTTACTCACCCGAAGATCAGCGGAACATTCGAAGTCTCCAAGGTGGTTTTTATCACCAACGACGAGGGCTTCATTCGTACATTTATCAACTTCAATTAAACCAGGAAAGGATTCGCACCATGGGTTCAATGGAACAGTTTGTAAAGAGCGTGATCACGCGAATATTCGCAGAGGAATACCCGCATCTCAAACTCCCCTCCGTCGTGTATGCCACTGTCTCAGGAGTAAAAGAGCTATCGGCAACCTACGAAGTGAAGGGGCTTATGATCACCGACGAGGATAACAATCGTACTTTCAACGCCCATTATACCGCCCATTGGTACGAATACACCCTCAGGGTGATTGATCGTTTTGGGAATGAGGATAGCACCTTCCCGGAGCTTCCGGGAATTCGTTCTAAGATTCAACTAGAGACCGGGGCCGTCGTTGCGATTGGCCTCGCCCACGGCGACGTCGAACCCGTAATTATTGGGGAGGTGGTTTTATGACAGGACTCAACGATACCGACATCCTTCTTTCGGATGATTGGAGACTCACTCAGGCGGCAGACGGCGACGCGCCTCTCTGCTCCGGCCTTGAATGCCTCTATCAAAATATCGCCCTTGAGGCGGTGACACAGAAAGGCGATCTGTTTTATGATCCTGACTTCGGGTGGAGCCTATACGATTTTATCCAGTCTGAGGACGACGAGCTCACAAGGATCGAGATCGCGCAGCGATGCCGGATCGGGTTAACAAAGAGAGCCGTGATAAACTCGGAATCAATTGTAATAAGCGTGGATTATAGCGACGACGCATTTCAGATTTTCTGCTCATTTCAATTTGCAGAAGACTCAACGGATCAGCAGCTTAATGTCGTAATTGATGCGGTTAGTGTGGAGGTGGTAAACAATGATTGACAAACAAATACTAGACGAGGTTCTGCCCCTCCCCGACCTTGAGGAACTGGCAGCGGAGAAGATTCAAGAGCTTAAAGACGAGGGCTTTGTTATATCAAACTTCAATTCTGGCGGCGTCTTCTACACGATCTTGATGATTGTTCTCCGGCTGAAAATTGAGATGGTCGAACTGCTTCGAACAGTTTTGAATGGGATGTTCCTCTCTCATGCTACTGGCCCATGGCTCGACATTAAGCTCGCGGACTACGGAAAGAAACGCAAGAAGCCGCAAAAGACGCAAGGACTTGTCACTCTCTCCCGGTCAGCACCAGCAGGAGCAATCACCATCGCAAAGGGTCAGGTCTTCAAGACTGAGAAGGACATCAACGGCGAGGAGCTCCGCTTCTTTGCTCTGGCGGGAGCGGTGCTGCAAGGTGGCGCGCTCTCGGTGGACGTGCTGGTCGAAGCTGAAAAAGAAGGCTCCCGGTATAACGTTCCTGCGGGCCAGATCACAAAGAGCCTGACCTATATCTCCGGCGTTGATACGATTTCAAACGCCGAAGGATGGATCGCCCAGGAAGGCAGCGACGTTGAAGTCGACGAAGCGGCCCGCGCTCGTGGCTTGCGCTCCTGGTCGGAGCTGTCTCGCATCGCAGTGAAAGACGCATACATTAACGCCTGTGAAGATATTACCGGGGTTCTGTATGTAACCGTCAATGATCTGCACCCAAGAGGTCAGGGAACCGTTGACGTCATTATAACCTCAACCGCTGGCGCTGCTTCGGAACCTTTGCTGGATCAATGCAGAGCCGCGTGTAATGAGATTAAGGCACCGGATGATAACATCCTTGTAATGAGCTCTGAAATCGTCACGCAGGACATTACAGTCACAGTCACGGTACCTCAGTCAAATGACAACTCGGATATTGAGGAGCGTGTTACCCAAGCGATCGGCGACCTTTTGAAGCTGTCCAAGAGCCGTGTACTCTACGAGCTGACCCGCGCCGATCTGATTCACCAGATCAAGAGCGATGTTCCGGCAGTACGCAATGTAATCATCACCACACCGCCCGCAGACGTGGCCCTCTCGAATGATAAGGTCATCATGCCCGGCGAGATCACGGTCACAGTCCAAGGGGTTGCAATATGAGATATGATTTCGGCGAATATATGACGAGTTTGCTTTTTGCTCCGCTAAAAAAGGCCCGTGATAACACAAACCAATTTCGGATATTTTTCCGAGTCGTTGGGCGAGTCATGCAAAGCATTAAAGACGATATCATGCGCGTGCGTGCGGAAGCTTCGGTCGTGACAGCAAGCCCGGTGATGCTGCCAGTCCATGGACAGGACAGAGAAATGCAACGCCTTGCAGGAGAGACCGTTGAGGGATACCGAAACCGCCTTGCAGCAAAAGGCGTTATTGCCCAGGCCGCAGGAATGGACACAGGAATTCGTTATCTAGCCCGCTCGTTCGGTTATGACAATGTAGAAGTTAATCTCCTTGATGACGCGGAGCGGTGGGCCGAGGCAGAGGTCAGGTTCATTGGCGGTGACATTGTCCTTGACGATCGCGAGCTGCTCTTGCAGGAGCTCAATAAGATAAAACCCGCTCGTACAGTTCTGACTTTCGAGAAAGAACAGCGCTACGAAGCACAGCTTTATTTTGCCGGGGGCCTTGTTGTCGGCAAACAGATAACCATAAGACAGGGGTGATAATATGGCATTCAGTAAATTCATGTTAACAACAGGCGGGATGACGCTATATGCAAAGGCACAGCAAGGAAAGCAACTCCATTTCACGAGAGTTGCGCTCGGTGACGGCCTTCTTGGTGGCGGCTCTATGGTAAACCGATCCGCGCTGATCAGCGAGAGGATGTCTCTATTGATCGATGCGGTTCAACTCGTAAATGATAGCACTAACGCCGCAGTTATAGCCACACTGAGCAATGTTGGATTGCTCGACGGCTTTATTGCGCGTGAAGCCGGGGTATTCGCGGAAGACCCGGACACGCATCAAGAAATTTTATATCTTTATGCTCATGCGGGTACCGAAGGAGAGCCTATTCCAGACGGAAACTCTGGTACGCTGGTTTACGAACGTCTTAAAATCATTATTACATTGGAGAACACAGGAAGCGTGAGCTTTGAGGCTTCTGGGAATCCGTTATATCTGAGCGCTGAGGATGTGGAGCCGATCATCCAGGCTTACGTAGGCGATCTGAACGAACTTAATACATCACAAAAGTCAGACGTTGTGGGAGCAGTTAACGAAGTCAAGTCCGGCCTTGATGGTCTGGATGCAAAAGTTCCTACAGGGACAGCAACCGCTCTATATGTTGCACTGCCAAACGTAAATAGTTACCGGGGTGGCATGAAATTGACAATCATACCGATAGCCAACAACGGAGGTGCGGCAACGACGTTGAAGATAAACTCGCTCGCCGCAAAGCCAGTATATAAGGCCAACACAACAACGGCCCCAACACTTAAGGCCGGAAAGCCGTACACCTTGATTTTAAACGCCGATCTATCCCATTTTTTTCTTGAAGCCAGTGCGGAAGGTGATGCGGTTGCTGCAAACGTGCTGGCGGGCAAGACTTTCAGCAACGATGACGATACCGGACTGACTGGAACAATGGTCAATCGCGGAAGTGTAGGAACGGTAAACCTCACCACGGAAGGCGCTGAATACACCATACCCGCAGGATATCATAGCGGGCTTGGGAAAGTTAAGGCTGTAATTTCTGGATTGATTGCAAGCGTGATAAAGGCAGGTACAACGGTCGGCGGTATTGTGGGCACGTTTACTTCGGACGCTACGGCAGCAGCAGGTGACCTGCTTTCCGGTAAAAAGGCTTACGTAAATGGCAACTTGGTGACGGGTAACATTCCGGTTATTGGGAACGCGCATATAACCGCACCGCAGCGCACAGCAGGCGCACTCAGCGGAGATACACCGGGCGTTAACTACGCCTATGTCATGCCAGCAAAAGGGTATTACGACGGCGTGAACAGCTGGGCGCGGTACCCAGAACCGTACTTAGGCGCTCAGTACATAAAGGCAGGGACAACTATAATGGGAGTGACGGGCACACTGACACCGCTTGACTTACTGCCGGGTGAAAACGTATGGGCGAGTGCTGACAACAACTCCTATGTCAACTCTACATCTTACACAATAAAAAAAGAAATAGTTGTCGGTGTTAGTGGTACTGTGCGTGTAAAAATGAGATTATTCGGAGGAAGCAGCACTACAATGTATGGTCAGATACGTAAAAATGGGGTGCCCGTTGGAACTGAACGCACAGTATCGGGCTATAACTCAAGTGGCGTTATTTTCGCGGAAGACATACCGGTTACTGCTGGGGAACGTATCGAATTCTGGTGTAGGACGGATAACGGATATCAAGGATGGTATGACCAGTTTAGGCTGTGCACGCTGGCATCATACCCGTCGTTCAATGTTTCACGTAACCAATAATTCAAGGAGGTAAACAGTTAATGGGAAGATTTTCAACAGACGCAGAATGCATCGCACAGATGCAGTTTGTTAACGCTTCAAAATGGATAGCAGCAGGGTACACCGGTAAGGGGCAGACAGTATTTTTGGACGATGTAGTAAACAATCCAGGGCACATCGCCACATCAAAGGATGTCATCCAATCACTGCTCCCGGATATCCGGATATTGAGTGGGAGAATCAACTTTGCGAGTAAGTCTAATGTGATAACCAGTGTATCCGTACTCTGCGTGGAGACGGGGGAGCAGCTGCCGTTTGACGAGTTTGTGACTAAGTACAATGTCGGGCTGATCAACAATAGCACAGACGGCGGTAATGGCACCGAGGTGCTGCCTCACGCATTGTGGATGCGAGACAAGATCAAGCAGTATAATCTCATCGTCACCGGAGCTGCGGGAAATGGTTACGGCCAGCCGACAACACAGCGGTTTAATGGAGCGTGTATAATAGTCACAAGCTGCACACTTAAAAACGGACGCCCTGCTGATGCAAAAAAGGCTTGCGGCCCAAACCTTGACTTTGCCATTTTCAGCGGCTACCAGAGTGGTACAAGCCACTCGGCGCCGTTTTTACTGGCACTGACTGCAATGCTACGGAGCAAATGGCCGGGTATAACGCAGGATGAGGCATATCAGTACCTTAAAAGCCATTGTCTCAATTTGGGCGATAAAAATAAATTTGGATGGGGGGTGCCTATCATGGGCGAACCAAACGAAAAGAAGGAGGAAACCGTGAAAGAAGTCAAATGGGAAAAAATTGAAGCACTTAGAGGTACTATTAAGGTTGAGGTTGATGGCGTTGAAAAAGAGGTCGTGAGTATCTTATACAAAGACGAAAATCATATACGCACGAGGGATTACGAAGATATATTAAATGTTGTAGATGTGGAATATGACTCGTCACGGAAGATGCCAATCATTAAAGACTAACGATCCGACAATGCAAAGGGGTTGAGGTTCATCCCTTTGCATAATCTATTTAAAAAAAGATAGATTATGCAAGAGGATTAGCCTCGGAAATTCTTCTAAGAAAATAGCATGGTTTTTCTCATTTATGTTGTCCGAATTTCTCAAAAATTTTGTCGCGCTACATCAGCTTTCTGATTTTATTCATGGTGCTTTGCTATGGAAATATCGATGGGCTCATTGCAAAATATAATAT